AGAAAATTAATTCTTTGGATAATTTCTTTGAGTAAAGTAACAATCAATAATTTACCTGTTTACATTTATGTAGAATCATGGTAGAATAGTATTTCAAAGTGAGGATATATTATGGAAATCAATGTTTCTATAGAAGAGTTACGTAAACATAAATTATTTATTGCAACTCCAATGTATGGAGGTATGTGCGCTGGCATGTACACGCGGGCTATGGCAGATCTCTCTGCGAAAATGGCTAAGTATCAAATTCCATTGCAATTTTATTACCTTTTCAATGAGTCATTAATTACTCGTGCTCGTAACTATTGTGTTGATGAGTTTATGAGGTCAGACTGTACACATCTCATGTTTATTGACTCTGACATTGGTTTTAAATCAGACGACGTATTAGCAATGATGGGATTGATGATACAAGAACCAGATAAGTATGATGTGATGTGCGGTCCATATCCTAAAAAGACAATTTCATGGGAAAAGATTGTACAAGCAGTCAATTCGGGTGTAGCCGATGAAGATCCTAATACACTCGAAAATTATGTTGGTGATTTTGTATTAAATCCGAGAAAAAGTGGTGGTATCAAGATTTCTGAACCCGCGGAAGTAGGTGAAGGCGGCACTGGTTTTATGATGATTCAAAAGCGTGTGTTCGAAGAGTATGCTAATAAGTATCCTCAATTCTATTATAAACCAGATCATGTACGTACCGCAAACTTTGATGGTAGTCGTGAAATCATGGCTTACTTTGATGCATTGATTGATGATAAGTCACAAAACTTGATGAACGAAATTACTGCATTTTATGACAAAAATCCCGATGCGTCTAAACAAGAAGTCATTAAATTTTTGTCCGATAAGACGACAGGCATACACACCGAAAAATATTCGAATAGATATTTGTCCGAAGATTATATGTTTTGTTATAATGTAATTCGCATGGGTCGCAAAGTATGGATGTGTCCGTGGATGCAACTTAAACATGTTGGATCATACATCTTCGGCGGCTCTCTAGCACATATTGCACAAATTGGTGCATCAGCAACAGCAGATCCATCTAAAATTGGTAAGAAAAAGTAGGAAACTATATTATGAAACTCAATACACGTACTATTCAAGTACTCAAAAACTTTGCGTCTATTAACCCGTCCATTCAATTCTCTGAAGGTACGAATTTAAAGACCATCTCACCAAACAAGACGATGATGGCAAAAGCCAAACTCGAAGATATAATTCCTTCGACTTTTGCAATCTATGATTTGTCTCGTTTTCTCGGTGTTGTATCATTGTTTGAAGATCCTGAATATCAGATCGACGAGCGAATGGTTAACATCGCATCACCAGGTCGAAAGGTTAGTTATACGTTTGCTGATCCTTCTACCATCATCACACCTCCAGATCGAGAGATCGTATTGGAAGATCCTGACGTTGTGTTCGAACTTAAGCAAGAAAACTTTGCTGAGATCATGAAAGCACTTGGCGTCATGTCATTTCCTGATCTTGTAGTCGTTGGCGAAGACGGTAAAGTTGTTCTTCGTGCAACTGACACAAAAAATCCTTCTTCTGATAAATATGATATCGAAGTTGGATCTACCGATCGTACCTTTACCGCAGTTTTCAAAACAGAAAACGTTAAGATCTTACCGTCCTCCTACACGGTCAGTCTTTCCTCGAAAGGCATTTCTCACTTTGTGTCCGACGATGTAGAGTATTGGATCAGCCTTGAAGCAAACTCAACCTTCGAGTAATACGATCAAAAGGGGGCACGGAACAGCTTGACGTGTCTGCCATGCGCGAAGGGATTGGGGCGACTGGCATTTTATTTTATGAAAATAGGTGATATATGCGTGATGATTTTTTATGGGTCGAGAAGTATCGTCCTAAAACTATTGGCGAAACAATACTTCCTGAAAATCTAAAGAAAACATTTAATCGGTTCGTCATTCAAGACGATATACCAAATCTTATTCTATCTGGTGGCCCAGGTGTAGGTAAAACTACTGTCGCTCGAGCAATGCTAGAACAACTTGACTGTGATTACATCGTCATCAACGGCTCGATGAATGGTAACATCGATACACTTCGTGTAGAAATACAACAGTTTGCTTCGGCAGTCTCACTCAGCGGCGGTCGTAAGTACGTCATCCTCGATGAAGCAGACTACCTCAATCCAAACTCTACTCAACCAGCACTTCGCAACTTCATGGAAGAATACTCCAAGAATTGTGGCTTTATTCTGACTTGTAACTTCAAGAATAAGATCATCGAACCTCTCCATTCTCGATGTAGTGTGATCGAGTTTAAGATCGCCAAAGAAGATAAGCCAGATATGGCAGCTCAACTCTTCAAGCGAGTCATGAAAATTCTTAAGACTGAAAATGTTGACTTCGATCAAAAAGCCGTTGCCGAAGTAATTAGTAAATATTTTCCAGATAATCGAAGGATTCTAAATGAACTACAACGATACTCTGCTACTGGTAGGATTGACACTGGTGTACTCGCTAATCTACATGAGACTACACTACAAAATCTTGTTGGAGCTTTACGAGACAAAGACTTTACCACCGTCCGAAAGTGGGTCGCAGACAATTCAGACGTAGAAGCAGCTAGTATCTTCCGTCAGATCTATAACAAGTGTTCTGACTTTCTAAAACCTGGCAGTGTGCCTCAACTCGTTCTTATCCTCGCCGATTATCAATACAAGGATGCATTCGTTGCTGATCACGAGATCAACATGACTGCATGCCTTACCGAGATTATGGTTAACTGCGAGTTGTCGTAATGTGGAGAATTTGGGCCAAATCGCTCGGAGAAAAAGTAGGCGAAACAGATTCACAAGCAGATGCTGTAGCAGTCATCAGAACCTTCTGGTGGCTCCTCCATGTGTTTACCTGTTTCATGATAATCATACATAATGGTCATAATTTAGGATGGTGGTGATGTTTCCAGGAATTGGTAAAGATTTATTTAAGAAAAAACAAACAAAATATTGTCAGACTCCGAACTGCAGCAATGTACTATCTGAAGAACCAGCTGTAATATATTTAGGTGAGTACGCGTTCGATGTCTGTGAAGAATGTGAGAAATTGATGGATATTATACAAGAAAAAACGGAGGAGCATTATGGCGACGAGTCCGTTTGATTATTTGAATTCCATCAATGTCACAAAGAAAAATATGATGCGTGATACCGAGAACGATACACTTGCCGAGAAAGACTACAACGCCTTCATCGTTAATCGCGGACTATCATACTTCCAAGACACTGTCACCGTTGCAAACGAGATGAATATTCATCATGAGCTCGATCATCTTCTTCAATACGAGTTTCTTATAAATATTATTAGGCCACGAAAAAGGTTCTCTAAGTGGTTTAAAAAAGAGCAAGACAGTGACGTTGAAGCAATTGCAGAGTTCTATGGCTATAGTAATGAAAGAGCCGCACAAGCACTAACTATCCTGTCTAATGAGCAAATAAAAATAATAAAAGAAAAATTAGAAAAAGGTGGTTAACTATGAGTGCGGTAGAATCTCTCGTTGAAGTAACACTACAGAGTCAAGACGATTTCCTTAAGGTACGTGAAACACTTACACGTATCGGCATTGCATCTCCAAAAGAAAAGAAACTCTATCAGTCATGTCACATTCTTCATAAGCGTGGCAAGTACTATATCGTCCACTTCAAAGAATTGTTTGCCCTTGACGGTAAGCCTACAAATTTTTCTGAAGAGGACCAGGGCAGACGCAATACAATTACTAAACTTCTTTCTGATTGGAATCTCATTTCAGTTGTAAAAGAAGGTAATATTTCAGACCCATCAGCTCCTATGAACCAAATTAAAATTATTGCTCATAAGGATAAGAATGACTGGGAGCTGGTAGCTAAATATAATATAGGTAACAAGAAGAAATAAACGTAAGTTATTGTTTTTCTTATGAAAAAAAAATGTTACTAGTCGGCATGTACAAATGAAGCCCCCCATGGTAGAATGGGCTTGTAATTTGGAGATTGTATGACAAAAGTATACACCAAAAATATTACTCCAGTTCAGCGCAAATTGGTTAGGGATCTTATTCCTTTTTGCGCTAAGAAACTTATGCCTCGTATCAAAGACCTACAGATCACTGTTATTGGTGTCAAGGATTTGGTAGAAAACGAAGGCATACATGCAGACGTCATCTACGAATATGTAGATGTTATCGTTCGTCCTAAGGACTACACTATTCGTGTTGATTTAATGGACGATCTGCAAGAATTCGTGCGTGTCATCTGCCACGAAATGGTTCACGTTAAACAGTGGGCTCCGATAAGATGGATTACTATGACCAGCCATGGGAAATCGAAGCTCATGGCCGCGAGGAAGGCCTTACGGTTTCTTTCTTACAAGAATATGAAAAGTGGGCAGGATTTGTCTATGGAATTATTGAAGATTATAAAATGCAGCGACCACAGCAAATGGTACTCGACTCACGTTGGTAAAACCTTTCCGCTGATCGAAACATTTCCAACAGAATATCTTACACGTCAATTACCTGATAACCAATTCGGCGTCAGGTTTTTAAACTATATTGCGAAAGAAGATGCGGTATTAGTGAGTTCAAATGAACAGTGACGTAATAGTAAAAGCAATGGAAGAATGTGGTGAGTTAGTTCAGGCATGTTCTAAATATTTAAACCGCGGAGGAAAACGAAACGAAGCGAAAGTACTCGAAGAAGCAGCTGATGCTCTCGTTATGATTACTGCTCTACTACAAACACTCGATATTGATGAAGACAAATTCTTCAAACGCGTTGAGAAGAGCAAGAAGAAATTTGACAAATATATGAAGGAGAATGAGCATGAATAATGTTATGACAGTAGTAACAGCTGCTGGAGAAATGGTGGGCAGACTAATCGAAGAAGATGACGATACAATTGTTTTAGAAAATCCAAGAGCATTTGTACAAACTCAAAACGGTGTTGGTTTTGCTCCTGGTGTTTGTCTTACTGGAGTCAAAGATCCAGAGACAATTGTTTTTAACAAAAGTTCAGTTATTTTAATATGTGAAACAAATAACGAAGTTGAAAAGCTTTGGTTACAGGCGACAACTGGTTTGGTAGTATGAGAAATAAACTAATCCTCACTGATTGTGATGGAGTTATGCTCGATTGGATGTATTCTTTCGATCAATGGATGAAACGCCATGGTTATCGTATCCAAAATGCAGGTGAATATGACATTGGTAAAAAGTATGAAGTAGGTTTTGTTGAGAAGAAAAAACTTACTCGTATGTTTAACGAGTCTGCTTCCATTCGTAAGATACCACCACTGCGAGATGCTATTAAGTACATTCGCAAATTGCACGAAGAACATGGATATGTGTTTCATGTAATCACATCATTAAGTGATGACGAGTATGCCCAACATCTCAGGACGAAGAATCTTTGTGAGACGTTTGGTCATACAGTCTTCGAGAAATATGTGTACCTCGACTGCGGTGCTGATAAGGATGAAGCACTTGCTAAGTACGAAGGTAGCGGTTGTTATTGGATCGAAGACAAACCAGAGAATGCAATCGCCGGCCAAAAAGTTGGTCTAAATACTTTGCTTATGGCGCACGGTCATAATGTTAATCAAAAAGAAGCCATGGTCCGTGTACAAAACTGGAAAGAGATTTACGAGATTATTGCAGGATGATTTTTGATTCTGATGAAATGCCTAATGTTTTTCATGTCTTATACACTGGTAGCAAAGAAGATACTCGTGGTACGATGATAGAAAAATATTTTGATGATTTTAAACATGTTAAAATAATACCTTTTAAAGAGATCATAAAAAAGATACGACAAAATTCTGAATATTTGTATGGAAAAGACATATACGAATACACAAATTTTTTGTCTGATAATATTTTTCCGGATGAAAATTTTGTTACAGGCACAGGTAGTGAAATAAGTCTATTAGTTAATGAAAAATATAGACGTATAATTAAAATGCAATGGCTAATCAATGATATTGTAGCAGAAGGTTGTCATGAACCTATTAATGCAACAATAACCATAAATTTGCATCATAACGGTCTTAATGAATACAACATGCAAATTCATCCTGGATCTTTTAGAAAACATGCATTTAAACTAATGGAAAGGAATGATCTTTGTATTGTGTATGATGCGTTTCATATTTTTCCCCAAAAGAAAGCAAGTTTAAAAGATATTTTAGATCTGTATAATGACGTTGAAACAAATTTAGAGATATCTCTATTTCCAAATGAAAGGACACTCAA